CGCGCCGAGTGCTTCTGATTTGATACCGGCCGATCAGACGCAGGAGGTGATTGACTTCATCTCCGGCCAGTATGAAGAACGCTCACTCCAGAAAGCCAAGATCATCCCCTTCCCCGGACGCCCCAGGGGCAAACGGGGCATGCAGTCGGTCTACCTGGATAAGCTGAAGATCTTCGCCTTCGGTGATTACTTCGAGAAGCCCTCCCCGCTCGGCTTTGACGCATTGCGCGCCATGGTGGACCAAACCCCGGTGCTCAATGCCGTCATCATGACGCGTATCCGACAGATTCAGCGGTTCACGCAACCCTCGGAAGATACCAACAGCCCCGGGTTCTCGATTACTCATGTGGACCGAGATCACAAACCCACCGACACCGAGCGCGAATCCATGCAGCAGCTCACCCGCATGGTTCGCAACTGTGGATGGGAGTTCAAACCACGCAAACGCAAGCGCCTGCGCCGGGATAACTTCAGCCAGCTCATGAGCAAACTGGTGCGTGACAGCTTGACCATGGACTCGGCACCGATCGAGACTGAGTTCAAGCGCAACAAGTCCCGCGGCATCGACGGGCTGTATGCGGTCGACGGCGCTACCATCCGCTTATGCGACGAGCAGGGCTACCAGGGCGATGATGAATTGTTTGCCGTCCAGGTAATCGAAAACCGCGTGGTCACCGCCTACAGCCATGATGACCTGGTGTATGAGGTGCGCAATCCCCGCACTGACGTGCGCCTGGCCGGCTATGGGCTTGGCGAGACTGAACTGCTGGTGCGTATCGTCACCGGTTTTCTCAATGCCCTGACCTACAACATCAAAGGCTTTGACGAAAACGCCATCCCCAAGGGGCTGCTGCAGCTGTTCGGTGATTACGACAAAAATGATGTAGCGGCATTCAAGCGCTATTGGAATTCCATGGTGCGCGGCATCAACAATGCCTGGGCGTTGCCGGTGATGGTCGCCAAGGACAAGGAATCCGGCGCCAACTGGCAGGAGTTCGGCGTGGGCTTCGACGAGATGTATTTCTCGAAATGGATGACCTTCCTGGTCTCCATTATCTGCGCCATCTACTCGATGTCTCCCGATGAAATCAACTTCGAGTCGTTTGCGGCAGCCAGGTCGACGCTGTCTGGATCGGACACTGAAGAAAAGCTCGCCAACAGCAAAGACAAGGGACTTTTCCCTCTGCTGGCTTATTTCGAGTCGGTGATTTCTGATTTCGTGGTCGCTGATTTCAGCGATAAGTACGTATTCCGCTGGACCGGCCTTGACGAAGAGGACATGGAGAAGCGCCACGAGCGCAGTAAGCTGGTGGACACAGTCAACGAAATGCGGGCCCTGGACAACAAGGAGCCGCTGAAAGAGGACTGGGGTGAGGCGCCGGTGAACCCATCATTGGTCGGGGTCTGGCAGCAGGGACAACAGCAGGAGGACTTCGGGGATCCCGGAGAAGAGGGTCAGCCGGGAATGCAGGACGGTGAAGACACGGAAGGCGAAGACAAGGAGGAAGAGGAAGGGCAGGACTTCGGCGCCAACAGAGAGGGTGATTTCGGGAAGCAATTCTCCAAGGCCTTCCCGACCGTCTACCGGGTGGAATGATGTCTCTGGATAAAGATCCTCACTCCCTGTTCGGCATAACCCACATCACCATGCTGTGGGTGACCTCCGCCGGCGCGGCAATTTTTGAGACCGCAATTGAAATCCTTCGCCAGCTGACTGGCGCGCAAGTCGAGAAGACCGGGCGCGGGCTGCTTATCTTCTTCAGAAACGAGTTCAAGGTTTTTCATCTTCTGTTGCGCCTATTCGTCAAGCTGGGCGGTGCTTTTGGCGGTGGCTGGCTGTTTGCACTGATCGCACTATCGGCTGGCTATCCGCAATGGGAGCGTGTAGCCATCATGACGGGAACGCTCGGCGGTTGGTACTTGTTGGATGCCTGGAAGCGTGTCGTCAAGGAAAAAATTGAGGTGCTGAAATGATCAGAAAATATCTGCTCCTACTGTTGAGGGCATTGATACTCATTTCTGTGATTTTTCTCGGCGCGGTCTGGACGCCGTCTGCCTCGAACATACCTCCTCAGGCAAATGCGGGAATGGTTCAGCGGTGAGTGTCAAAAAAGGAGATCAGTTGTATTTCCTGTCCGGGAAATCACCGGCTGTCGGCCGCGTGGTCTGTTTCGGCGAGCACGGTGCCACGCTGCACGACGGGACCACGCAGCAAAAAGTCCGATGGGGCGGCATCCTGGGTCACAAGGAGCGCGTGAGCCATGCCGTTACCGTGGTTGACCAGGGCGCCGACGGGGCGATTGTCGAGGATGCCGACGGCAATCGGCAGTATATGCAGGGCTATCAGGCGCAAGACAACATGATGAAATCATTGGGTGGGAGATCCGTGCTTATCTTCCTGAAGTCCGACATCGTCGGCCGTCCGGGACTGACCCAGGAAAAGCGTACAGACAAAACCGGCAAAGTAGTTACCCGCTGGATCAGCGTCGACAAAGGCAAGCCGCCGAAATACCAACACGGCGACCACGTCAAATTCCAGGCCGGCCAATCAAGCGGGCAAGGAAAGATCGTCACTTCCGGCGAGCATGGCGCAACGGTACATGACGGAGAGCATGATCATTCAGTCAAGTGGAATGAATTCACCCATCATTCCCCTGGTCAGGACAGCAATGAGCCAAATGCCAAGAAGGCACTGTTCACCGACCAGGAGCTGTCTGAGCTGCCGCGCGATGTAAGACAGCAAGACGTGAGCAGCATCGACGACCTTTTCTCTCAAGCGAAGGAGGCGCTGGAGTTTTACAGCAAGTGGCTTACCGGTATTGCCGACTCATCCGGGTTTGATGTATTTCGCAAAGGCGATGAGGCCGTTCAATCCATCGAGGACGGACACAAAGGCGGGATGCTCCTGCTGGCCCCACTGAAAGGAGAGCAGCGACTGACAGAAAAAGTCCAAAACGAGTATGAAGGCGAATGGGACAGGGTCTGCGATGTCGTACGCGGCTCGCTTGCCGTCGACAGCTACGACGATGTCCATACCCTGATGGAAAATCTCAAGTCGACAATGGCCGAAGAAGGCGTGAGGTTTGCGAAGATCAAGGACCGGTTCAATCGGCCGCTGCCGTCCGGGTACCGGGATCTGATGCTGGTGGTGACGTTGCCGAATGGCCATCATGCAGAGCTTCAGGTGCACATAAAGTCCATGCTGCCGGCAAAGAAAAAGGGGCATGTTCTGTACGGCAAAGAAAGAGTAATTCTTGGTGCCGCCAGCAAAGAGGGAAGAAACCTGAGCGACGAAGAAAAACAACAGGTTGATAAGATTAGGGAGGAGCAAAAAGCAGTCTATGAACCCGCATGGAAGACGGCTCTCGGAGAGCTGAAAAAGTCATTGCATTCCGCTATACTGTTTCTGGGGAAAGTGGTTGGCAGACAAAAGGAGATTCAGCATGGAATATTATGATTTGGATGGAACCCCGATGCGGCGAAAGGATCCGTACAAATTCCCTGAAATCCTGCAGAAAGGCGTGTGGCGCGAGTACCAGGACCTGGACCGCTTTGCACACAACGCCGATCCGATCTCCGAAGAACGATTCAACGAAATGGTTGCCGAAAGGACCTCGCGCGCGGCATAACATCGTGACGCCACCATGGCGTCATGAATGGCACGCTACTCCTCGATGTCGGTGCACTCCCCTGGGGATGCGTTGACCACGTCCTAGAACAACTCCACAAATCCCTGGCCGATCCGCCGGGTGATAGCCTGCTCTGGCGTCCGCACGATAATCCCTATCTGGTGCAGGTGGTGGAACAGTCTACGGCGCAGATACAGGCTGTATTGCTGGCGATTCTGGAAGACCTCCTGCACCTGGCGGGTATTGAACCGCCAAAATCACTGCAGAAAAGCCACACACCCTGGCTGCGCTGGGATGCCGAGAAGCTGGCCAGGGTCCGCGCTTATCTGGATAACAAGGATCCCAAGCAGTACGGCATCGATGATTGGATGACAGTCATTGAACTGATTATCCAAAGCCATCTTCCCCGCGGCGTCATCCTTCATCAAGCTGAATATCTCGCCGTTCGATCCGCGCTCATGGGGAAGGTTCAGCTTGCCATGGGTGACCACGTCCCGTATGAGCCTGAAATGCGCCATATGACAGGATTGCTGCCCGACAGTTGGGTCAGTGTGCGCCACGATGTACCGCTTGCGCCCATCGAGGAGGTTGCCATTGATTTCGCCCGGGCCCGTGCCGCAGACCTGATTGAGGACCTGGGCGATAAAACCCGGCATCGGGTCAAACAGATCATCATTGACCACCAGCGCGCTGCGGTGCTCGGTGAGTTCGGCGGGAGCCTGCAACAGCTGCAATCCCGGCTGTTGGATGAATTCGGCATATTGAACCGCGACTGGCGCCGAATCGCCATCACCGAGGCCACGCGCAATGCCAATGAGGGATTCATCGCTGCCCTGCCAGAGGGCGCCAGGGTCAAACGCGTGGAGGCCTACCAGGGCGCATGCGGTTTCTGCCGTGCGATCAATGGCCGGATCTACACCGTGGTGCCGCCGGAGAAGGAAGGCAAAAACGGCGGAATGCAAGTGTGGGTGGGCAAAACCAATGTGGGCCGCTCGGCCTCTCCGCGCAAACGATCCGGCAATGAACTGGTGGAAAGGCTGCCGTCAGAGATGTGGTGGCCGGCTGCTGGGGCGCAACACCCGAACTGTCGGGGTAGCTGGCAGCTGGTAGAGCAGCAGGATGCCGGGGTTTCCGCGGAGTTTGTTGATTGGATGGATGATTTGTTGGGATCGTGACAGCAAGCTGTAGTCGCAGTGTTTGATATATCTCTCGATCACAAAGAAAGAGGACACAAAATTGCGAAAAGTCATGATCACCGCCTTTCTGCTCGCCGTCGGCATGGCCATCGGTCCGCCCCTCTTCGCGGATAGGCTGTTCGTCGGCGCCGATGCCGGCATCACGGCGGATCCCTGCTTCGATGCCTCAGCAACCGCTGCGAATGACGCCGAGAGTGTCAGCGAGGCCGGCGATGCCGAGCGGGCGCCGGTTTCCGATGCCGCGGCATCACCCGGTAATTGTAACGACTGCCACCTGAACGAAGGCGCCGACACCCGATGGCGACGATACGTCTCCTTTGGCCGCTCCAACATCACCGGCGATCCGGGTCGCAACGAACCGCAGATCGAATAACCCTGCTGTATGATTATTCCCGGACTAAAAGCCGCTATACCCGTATCGGCTTTTTTGTCGTGACCGTCCTATTGTGACATGACATTTTTGATAGCGAAGTCGGTCACCGCCGGAAACGCCTCACCAAGCCACATAACCTCCTCGTGACGCCACCATGGCGTCATGAACACCCCTCTCCTGCTGCTCAAAGCCCGCCGCCGCGGTGACACACTCACCGCAGATCTGTTTGAAACCGAGGTCCCGGTCAAGGGGCATACCCGCAGTGACGGGGTATACGTCAAACCCCACTCCGCCAAACGCAAAAAAAAGGTTCGATCGGCGGTATCGGGACCAAGCAGCCAGGTCGAAATGTTCGTCGCCATCGAGAGCGCAAACGCTCCTGTCGAAAAGCTCAAGCCAAAGTCGAAGCCTGCCCCCAAGAAACCTCCTTTCAAGCCCACCCATGAACTCGCCGACGGTACCCGCGTGCGCGCCCAGGAGCGCCTGGAAAGACCGGACTACTCCCTGTCATGGGACAAAATCAGGCTATCAGGCTACGGTGCCCCGGAAGGCGCCAGCAAGGGGGAGCGTCTTCAGTGGAACCGGGAGGCGGTGGACCTGCTGAAGTCGAAGCAGGGTGACGGCTGGTCATGGAGCGAAAAACAGGCACTTCGCCTATACAGTGGTACCGGTGGCGTCGGT